CATAGAGTCGGAGAACTGGGAGACATGGGCCCCCCGTGAGGCAAAGAAGAACCAGTCTTCATCCTTGATGGAGTCATACAAAATTAGCTCTTTCTTTCCCCACCAGTGGTTGCGGGTTTCGTAGGCTATCTTATATTTGTCACAGTATTTTCTGACGTCTTCTGAATCGGGAACATGGACGCGCCCGAGGTCTTCTTCGGGAGAAGAGAAGTCAGACGAGAGTTCACCACTCTGGGCGTTGAACATTTCCTCAATCTGCTTCTTGCGCGTCGCGGAACAATCTGTTCGCTGGTCACGGGCCGAGCGTAAGCGTTCGACCAATCCGTCGAAGTCGATAGTGTATGTCTCCTTCCGGGCGTTCTCAGTAGCTGTTTCATCACGTTCAGAGACTTTAAAGGTATAGACGGATAAGTCGATCTCTCCGGAGGCAACTGTAGCCTCAGAAATTGGTCGTCTAGTCACTTCGCAGTCGAACTCAATACGCCGCAGCACGGCTTCTTTGTGATTTACCGAGCAAATGGCAGGCGACTGCTTGTTTGATGAAAGGACTATCATCTGGCTGTTGAAGAACGTGTTTGCCTTGTTCTCTACTTCCGCCATGTTCAGATTCCAAGGAGCGCTATTACACGCTCGGATGAGTTCAAAATAGTCAGGGTTGGGGTTTCCAGGGGAATCTACTTGTTGCCCCCAATCGTCATAGATGGTAATAGCTTGACCATGGTATCCAGACCAATAAGGGGATCCCGGATTCCGCGTGTATATTTGCGATTCCAGGGTCTCTTGAGGGCCTAGTTTCAACTTCCCACGCATCACGGCGGCGACCAGCAGGGGGGTCAAGGAGGATTTTCCCACACTCGATCCACCCCAAAGTCTTACGACAAGGGGGGGGGGGCGGGTGCCTCCTTTTCCGAAGCCAGATCGCTCTACGTCCTTGACCCAGGACCGCACCTTGGCCGCGGCGGTATCAAACGCCGCAGTGGTGACACTGGATAGACGGGCCTTAGTGACGCGGGATTGGATCTCGATCATTTGTTTTTCCATCATGAGAATCTTATCACAGACCACTTTGTTGTGGCCGATTTCGGTGACGGCGCCAGAAGAGCCGAAAGCTCGGACATCTTCGATGAATTGAACCGAGGAAGCATCGATCTTGATGAGCTCTTCGGAAATCCAAGGGCTGCCAGTGGCTAGTTCATAGACGCGGGGCAAAATGGAGTCCACGAAGGGCCCCGTTAGCGCAGAGACGGTCAAGACATCGCGCCAAGCAGGCATATTCCAATAGCCTGAGCGTGCGACCTTGCTCAGCCCCGAAGCTCCAGCGATAATGGTTGCTAGAACTACCACGATGGCGTGGAGAGCCCAGGGGCGAGGTCCCGCGGATTGTGCCACGGTCTTCTTTGAAAGCAAGTTGAAAGATTCGTACACGCCTCGAGGTAGCAAGTCGATGCACGTGGTCAGCGCAGCTAAGGCGTCGACCCATGATTGGGCTCGATACACGAGGGTGAACGCCGCCATTACGCGCGCGCATGTTTTGGCCCCGCCAAAGGCAGACTCTAGGGTGAGTAGGCCTCCGGAGAACTCATGGCGTACGGTGACGGGTTTAGTAGTTAGGGCGAATGAGGCTACCGCCGTAATGGTAGCTCCGACGAGGACGCCGGCAGCGATGGCGGTGATAGAGCCTGACTCTGCCCTTTTCTCGAGAGCGTAAATAGCACAGTTGTGCTCCTTAATATGGCGCGATACTTCGAAAAGCGAAGAGAAGGTTTTCCCACACGCGCCGACGCACTCGAGGTTATGGTGTTCATCATATATCTGAGATCCGTCACTAAGGACGGCTATCAGGATGGGCTTGTCTAATTCGGAGAAGAGGTATAAGTCCCTAATAAGGGGTAGGTTAGCTGCGGAGCAGCTGTTCAGGACTAATTCATCTTCGGAGTGGTACGACATAGAGTCGCCACTACTATAGCCCGATTCAGACATGGTGTTGGTGTTGTTGCGTTGAAGGCGAATAACTCTGGAGTAGAGGTACACACCTAGATGGTTGTAGTTGTTTGATTGTTGGTGGTTCTAGTGTTACTTCAGCTGGGCGCAAACCGGACGCGCAGGTGAGACCAATAGTGTTTTCACCGGGATCTGCTTGGCTACAGACAGCGGGATCAGGAGACTACCAGGTGTTCGACAGCTGGTTGGAGTAGACGGTCTAATCCAAGCAGGTGCTAAGCGGGGGAAGGGCCTGCATAAAGGGGAAGGAATCCGGTGCGTTGCAGCGGGTTTTCCGTATGCTTTAGTGGCAGGTGATCCGTATGCCGCGGAACAGCTGATATCTCCAGGGGAACAAA